CGGCGGCATGGGACTACCTCCGCCCGATCCTTGTCGAGAACGGCGGCTGGGCGCTCTTCATCTACACGCCGCGAGGCCGCAACCACGGCTACAGGCTGTTCCGCATAGCGGAGCAGAACCCGAGCTGGTTCGCGCAGCTCCTGACGGTCGAAGACACGCTGGTGCTCACTCCAGAGCAGATTCAGGAGGAGCGCGACTCCGGCATGGACGATGACATGGTCGCACAGGAGTTCTTCTGCTCATGGGAAGGCGTGCGGCAGGGCTCGATCTTCGGCTCGGTGCTCGCCGACGCGCGCAAGGCGGGGCGCATCGGGAAGTACCCGTATGATCCACGGTTCCCGGTCAACACGTTCTGGGATGTGGGGCACAACGATACGACGGCGATCTGGTTCCACCAGCAGGTGCAGGGCGTCGATCGGTTCATCCACTCGTATGAGATGTCGGGCGAGGACGTGCCGTTCTTTGTGCGCTACCTGAAGGAACGCGGCTACCTGTATGGCCAGCACTTCCTGCCACACGACGCCAAGAACGTCACGCTGGCGAGCAAGTCGAATCCCCTCGGCAAGAACGTGTGGGATCAGATGTGGGGGCTCGGGATGCGTGATCTGGTCAAGGTCGACCGGACGCCTGAAAAGTGGACGTCGATCAACCTGACCCGCACGAGGCTCGCCACGGCCTGCTTCGACGACGAGGGCTGTGCGAAGGGGCTCGACGCGATCGAGTCCTACCACAAGAAGTGGAACGAGGAGACGCGCAGCTACAGCAACGAGCCGGTCCATGACTGGTCGAGTAACTATGCCGACGCGCTAATCCAGTGGGCCGATGGGTGGCGGGCCAAGTCTGACGGCATGATCTCGTTCCCCAGCTTCACGCCGGGCAGCGAGTCAGGGATGAACATGAAGCACGCACCGAGAGTGCCAACAATTGGACAGCGCCGCGTCGGCTATTAGGATGGGCGTGCAGTTCAGTGTCCGAGATAGACAAATATGTACGATATCGTAAACGAGGAGACACTATGTCCGATCTGATTCTGAAACCCTTCCAACCGCAAAATGGTGGCCTGCTGTCCGTGAGCATTGGCACCATCTCCGGCACGTCCGCGCAGGTTGCTGTACCGAAGGTCGAGGGCTTGGCCGGCGTGCGGCTCTTCAACAGTGGACTCGATGTGATCTGGGTGTGCTTCGGCACTGCGACGACCGCCGTTGCGGTCAACACGTCGATGGCGATGGCGCCCAACAGCGTCGAGGTGTTCTCTGTGCAAGAGGATCTCGCGAACGATGGCACGCTCTACGTCGCGGCGATCGCGGCGGGCGCGTCGAGCAACAAGCTGTACATCACCCCGGGCGCGGGGGCGTAACGTGCGCCACGGCTATCGGACGCGCCTGCGCCACAAGACGGGGTCGTTGGATCCGTCGGGCGTGGATCCAATCTTTTCGGCGCCGTTGCTTACTACGCTGGTCCCCACGATCGCGGCAGGTTCCAACGCGCCCACGTTTGTGAGGGCTTCGTCTGCCTATGTCCCGGATCACGAGGGGGTTCTGCGCCAAGTGCTCAGCGGCGAGTCGCGCTTCCAAGGGGCGCGGCGGGTGCAGAATAGATGCGCTGGAGTCAGGCCCAATGGTGGAGCCGCCTATACAACAATTTCTACAACCATACCCGCCCCAGACGGGCAATTGATCGCAGAGCAGGCTCAAATTACCAATGCAGCAACTTATCAGCTGTGGTTCTCAGTTTCGTCGGTGACTGCTGGGATGGATATTGTTGCGTCGGTTTATATGCAAGGGGTTGGTGCGTCCATCGGAAAGACGGTCCAACTGTGGTTGTATGAGAATGGCACCAGTGTTAATGCCGTTGTAACTCTCACGAGCGGATGGACTCGATACAGTCTATCCCGGGCGAACTGCACCGGAGGTGGAGATAGTAGAATTGGTTTGATAAGCGGGGCTGGCACCATTGCCACAAATGATTCGGTAAACATGGTATATGGCCAACTTGAATTCGTTTCTGGAGCATCTAATCAAGCCCCTGGCGAGTACGTCAGCGCTAACCTCCTCGCCGCCCCGTACCACGGCGCGGGTGTAGATAAAGTAAAGTACTTCAATACCACGAACGGCAACAGCGTAGCGTCCAACGTCGTCACCGAGGCCGCAGGCACGCCCATTGCCTCTGCCACGCATCTCGGCTATTTGGCCGAGGAATCGAAGACGAATCTGCTGCTCTATTCTAACGACTGGACGAACGCGGCATGGGTCAAGACAACCATGACCACGGCCCTTACCAGTACTGGACCCGATGGAATTACTAATTCGGCAACGAGAATCACGGCTTCTGCCGGCAATGCCTTGTGTTTGCAAACCTACGTTGCTGCTGCCTCAACGCGTACGTTCTCGGTTTGGGTGAAGCGCATTACAGGCACGGGAGCTTTCGAGTTAGCACAGGATGGCGCGACCTTTACGGCCAAAACTACAACCACTGCATGGACGCAGGTGGAGTTGAGTGCTTCGCAACTGAATGCCGTTGTCGGAGTGCGCGTTGTCACGAACGGCGACGCCTTCGACGTGTGGTGCGGACAATTCGAGGCAGGGTCGATCGCAACATCGCCTATCCCGACTACCACGGTGGCGGTGACGAGGCAAGAGGATGCGCTTACCTACTTAAGTGCGGGGAACTTAGTCGCGGCGGGCAGTAGCGAGTCGTGGTACGCCGAAGGTTTACGGTTCAAGTTAAACACCTCGAAACACGCCGGTCTAATTTTCGTGCTTAATTCGTATAGGGGATTGATGTTTGCTGCATCTAATAACGCATCTAGAGGGTATCACGATACTGCTCCTACTGTAGTTACGGGTGGGGGGGCGTCTGTAGGTACGTTGAGTAAGGTGGCGTTTTCATTTAACGGTACAACATTAACTGTTGCCGGTAGCGGTGCAGTTAGTGCCGCTACTGCAATGGGGGCGCAGCCTACCATGGTGTCTTCCTTTAACGTGGGCAGGCAAAACACTGGCGAGGCTTTCGTGGCAGGCATCGTCCGCAACGTTCGACTCTACAACGTCGCCTTTACCGATGCCACGCTTGTAGCGATCACCAGTTAGGGAGGATGACCCATGCTAAGAATCATTCTCTCCTCCGATATCAAGCCGATCCTCGAAGCACAGGGCTGGACCGTGGCGCGTATCGCTCGCGTGATGAAGCATCAGCAAGTTCAGTTCCGCTACCAGCGAGTATCGCCTGCCGTTGACGTAACCACGTTTGACATTCTGGTGGACACCGACCCAACTGATCTGCCGCCCGCCGCTGTCACGTTCCTGCGGAACAACGCTGCGGTGATCTATGTGGCGGAATGGGACATGAAGAACACGGCCCCCTACCACGCGACGAACAACCCAGACGGCTACCGCATCTGGAAAGGGGCCGACGCTGGCTATCACAAGTTTGCTGGCTGGCCCGTGTAGCGGCCAGAGCCACGAGGCTACCACATGAAGAAGCCGATCGAACAGCTGGACGCGCCCGAGTTCCTCGACGGAGAGTCGCCGGAGTTTGCGCAGGGCGAGGTTGCCGAGCAGGAGGACGATCCTGCCGACTACGATGCCCAGCACGAGGCTGCCGAGGCGCTCAAGCGAGTGAGCGAGGAGCAGCTCCAGCAACTGGGCGGTACGCTAATGCGGAAGTTCGACGAGGTCGAGCGCAAGCGGACCTACATCGAGACGCGATGGCTGGAGGATCTGCGGCAGTACCACGGCCGCTACGACCCGCACATCGAGAAAGATCTGAACGACGCCGAGAGCTGTGCCCTGTTCCTGAACCTCACGAAGCCTAAGACGAACGCGTTCAACGCGCGCGTCATGGACATGGTGCTCCCGACCGACGAGAAAAACTGGGGGCTGGAGCCCACGCCCGTGCCCGAGCTGGTGGGCAAGGTGGCGAAGGGTGCAGTGCCCGAGGCGATCGCCGGCACGACGAACGAGCAGACTGGCGAGCTGGAGCCGACGATGACGCCCGAGGGCGCCCCGGTGCAGCAGACTGACATCCTCAAGGCCGTCGAGGACGAGGCCGACAGCCGGTGCGAGGACATGGAGCTGGAGATCGACGACCAGCTGTCCGAGGCGAAGGTCAACGCGATCCAGCGCAAGGCCATCGAGCAGATGGGCAAGCTGGGCGCCGGCATCGTCATGGGTCCGGTCATTACAGACGAGTGGCGAGTGACGTGGAAGCCGCAGCCTCGGGTCGACCCGGACACCGGGATGCCGACCGGCAAGAACGACTACGTCCGCACGCTGGTCAAGAACACCGACATGAGGCCGGGCATCCAGTTCGTCGACTGTTGGAACTTCTACCCCGACATGAGCGCAGAGAACCCCGAGGATTGGGAGTTCGCGTTCGTGCAGTACCTTGTGAACAAGACCACGCTGAAGAAGTTCGCAAAGCGGTTCAACTTCATCGACGGCGCTGTCGAGCGCGCGCTGACGCAGGCGCCCTTCAACGTCCATATGCTGCGGTGGATGACCGAGCTACGTCAGCTGTCCGAGACGCAGAACATCATCGACCAGCGGTATAGGCTGCTCAGGTACTACGGCGAGCTGTGCTACGAAGACCTGGAGGCCGTGGGGATGAACCCCGAGGAGCTGGGCATCACCGACACCGTCATGGGCATCGTGTGGCTCTGCGGTGGCGAGGTGCTGAAGGTCGACATCAACCCGCTCGACAGCGGCTCGATGCCCTTCAACGTGGCGTACTGCGACAAGGACGAGGCGAGCCCCTTCGGCATCGGCATTCCACGGCTGATGCGCGGCGAACAGGAGTCGATCAATGCGGCGTGGCGCATGAAGCACGACAACGCGGGGCTGTCAGTCTGCCCGCAGACGATCATGCGTGCCAACGCGGTCACCCCGGCCGACGGCGACTACCACATGAAGCCGAAGAAGATTTGGTACGCCACGAACGACGTGGTCCGGGTGCAGGACGTGTTCCACCAGTTCGTGATTGACTCGAATCAGGAGGAGCTGGACAACCTGCTCCAGCTGGCGATCCGGTTCGCCGATGACACGACGCAGCTCCCCTTGCTGATGCAGGGTGACCAAGCGCCGCACATCACGCAGACCGCGCAGGGTATGAGCCTGCTCTACAACGCGAGCACGGTGGTGCTCCGGCGCTCGGTGAAGTTCTTCGATGACTACATGACGGTTCCGCTCATCAACAAGTTCTACGAGTGGAATATGCAGTTCAACCCGCGTGAGGACATTAAGGGCGACTTTAGAGCGATAGCTCGCGGCTCCTCGACGCTGCTCGACAAGGAACAGCAGGGGCAGGCGCTCGACG